GGCGTTTCTGCTACAGGCGTTTCTGCTACAGGCGTTTCTGCTACAGGCGTTTCTGCTACAGGCGTTTCTGCTACAGGCGTTTCTGCTACAGGCGTTTCTGCTACAGGAATTTCTGGCGCTTGTTCAATTGGCGTAACCAGATTAGTGTAATGATCCCTTTGCGCCTTATTGAGCGAATATTTCTCACCTGTTGGGAGATACAGCATTCCGCCTTTAAGTTCTGCGCCACCTTGTTCTACTGCTTGACCAATAAAGTCTAAACTTTCCTGTGTAGCATCTAGCTTATCTGATTTAGCTACATGCTTTTCAACCACTGGTGTTTCTACCGGTGGAGTGGTTGCTTGAATGTCTGCTTCATTTTGCGCTTGAGTATGTACGACATCATGTCCAAAGTTATTAGCTTCAACAATATGAGTAAACGTATCAATGGCTTCTTGCGGTGTTACCGTTTTATCAATCTCTGTTGAATTAGTTTCATTATCAACAACAGGCGCTGTGGCTTTACGGTTTAAATTCTCATCACTGAATATTTTATTAAATTCTTCTAAATTTGTATTGGCATTTGGCGTGATGGTTGATTCGGCTTGAACTTGTGTAGTATCAATAGGCGCTTGTTCTGGCTGATTTGTTCCTTGTTCTTGGCGTTGTGCATTTTGTGCCGCCATATCTACAAGACTATATCCTCCTCCCATTAGTCCGCCAGTAACAAGACCAATAGCCGCTGCGTTAGATACGCCTTCCATAATATCTGGTTTATCTAATGCAATATTTTGTAGTATTTGCTCTTGTGCTGATTGTGGTAATTCTTCAAGAACACCTTCAGTAAATACACCACCTAATGCTTGTTTAAGAACTGACTTATTAGCAACATCAACTGATCCTGTACCATTAGACAATGTATCAAAATCAGCGATACCTAATTTTTTAGCTACTACGCCACCAACACCTGCCAAGAACGCATCACCTGCACCTGCCGCTACTGCTAAAGCTGATTGCTTTCCTGTAAGTAAACCATTATCGGTTTCTTGGCGTATCCCTTCAGCCTGTTGCCCTGCGCCTACTACAAACTCACCTGCACCTGCTCCAATTACACCACTGGCTTTGCCAAGCATACCAATACCTTTTACAGCGCCACCGATTGCACCACCTGCATAAGAAGCAGGTGCGGATTCAAGTGCAGTATTTAGTGTAGCTACTGGATTGGTTACTGCTGCTTTTAATGTGCCGCCAAATGTGTCTTGTGATTGAATCTCTTTTTGAGCCGCTTGTTCTTCTGGTGATTGCTGTGCAGTTAGATATTCTTTAGCCGCTTTGAAATCAATCCCTTTATCTTCCAAGTATTTACCAGCTTCGCCACCACTAGCAATATCTGCAATACCTGTAATAAATTCGGGCACACCAATTAAGCCTTTTGATAATGCCATCGATTGGTCATAAGCATATCGTCTTACTGCGCCAATAGGTGATGACTCTAATGCTGTTGCTACCTGTTTTGCAGATTGATAAGCAGGGGAGTTTTCAATATCAGTTCCTACCTGTTTGGCTTTATCAAATAACGATGGTTGCTCTGATTGTTCAGCTACAGGCGGTTGAGTTTCTTGTACTACAGGCTGTTCAGCTATAGGCGCTTGGGTTTCTTGCGCTACAGGTTCATTTACTTTTGCAGGTTCGGTAGACGTTGCGCTAATCGTATCCCAATTAGATTTTAGATATTCAAATGCTTGCTCTTGTGTCGCGCCTTCTGGCGCTTCAATATCATATTGTTTACCATCTGGTGATGCAAAAGTAAAAATAGCCATATTAATGTGATCCTACATATTTGAATTTAGAAAAGTCCGGTACGTTTGATGCAATTTTAGTCGCTTTATAGTTATCTACAAAATCTAATAACCTTGCATCGGGGTTGATTCCTGCCGCTTCCAATCTTGCTACTGATTCTCTAGCGCGAATATAGACTTCATTCATGTTCTTTTTAACACCATCACTCTCAATCTCTTGCCACCATTTTGTACCATTCTTCTCAGCATCTTTGACAGCCGATTTAATATCGTTCTGACCAAATCCTGCGGCAATCATAGCGGCAGGATCGCCATTTGTTGTTTTGTAAACATCGGCATAGAATTTTGGAGCAGCTTTATCTTTTTCAGCATTGGATACTACGCCTGCTCTATCACGGACAGCGTCATACCCTATCGCTGTATCATCTAATAGTTGATAAGTTCCACCGGCTGTTGATGTTGGGTTTTTAGCATTAACGCCTTTACTGCCCGATTCATGCTGTTTAACTACGCCACCAAAGATAATGTCATATTCTTTTTGTTTAGCTGGATCATCGGCTTTAAATGGCGCAGGGCTATAGGCGAGTGACGATTTACTTCCAAGCATTCCTGTAGGCGCTTTGCCGCCATTAGCCATAGTTTCAGTATAGGCTTTGTTGAAGGCTTCTTTTTTACTAACTTCTTCGGATGAATCACCCCCTATTCCTAGCGTAGATGTTTTAATTTCTTGATACCCTTTGTAGTTTGTACCACCTACCGCATTGGCTTGCGCATTTGCCTGCGCCTTCAATTGCTTATCATTCAATAACGTATCTGTTCCAGTATCGATACGCGTTACGATTTTATTGCGCGTATCAACCCAATACATTGTGGTTTTATTGATTGGCTTGTCGTTTTTGTCATAGCCGATAATGTCTGTTGATGTTTTCAATTCAACCTTATCTTCAATCTTGCCTGTTAGCGCTTTGACTTCATCTTCAGCGGCTGTACGTTCTTCATCCGTTTTAGCGTTTTGCCATCTGCTACCTGCTTCCAATACCTTGCGTTTGGTTTCAAACTCTAGGTGCTGTGATTCATTGGTTGCAGCGGACGCATTTAGCGCAGCCACTTTTGCTTGACCGGCTAAGGTAGTAGGGTCATTTTCATAAACCTGTTTGATTCTCTCATCTTCACGTTTTTGATTAATTGCAAATTGCTGGTCGGTCATTTCCTCACCGCGTTTAATTTCCCTATCAGCTAACGTGTCTGTACGGAGTCTAGCATAATCGGTATCGCCTCTAACTTTCGCTCTGCCTTCTGACCGTATAGCTGCTTCTTCAATTCGTGCTTCACGCTCTTGATCTGTTTTGGCTTTAATCTCAGCATCTTGATCCTTGCTGTATTTATTGACAATAGCGTTTCCTAAACCTTCAGCAGCGCCTAAAGCGAAACTGGTTAACATTCCATAAGCCATGATTACATTCCTCCTACAGGTTTAGGTTGCTTGATTGCGTCCATCTTATTGCCGACGTATTGTTGGTGGGTTTGATAGTCGTCAATCTCTTTCTTACCTTGTGCGATTGCATTGCGTAGCTGATCCGGTGTAACGCCCATCTTCTCAAATAGCCGTTCACTGGTTCGCTGAACTGTATCACTGATAATCTGTGGAGTGATTTCGAGCTTTAAACCGCGTTCGGCAAAGTCTAGCACTTTACAGATAGTGGTTGTGCCTGCAAAGATAAGCACTTCAGCCGGTAAAGTCTGTTTGCTTTGCTGGTAGAGTAGCCACATCAAGCCGCTAACGCCTTTGCTGATTGTTTGCACGGGAGTCTTTTGGCTTTCTGGATTACGAACTAATTCCATATTGGCATGGGTTTTAGGATCGAATAGCATTGTTTCAGCAGCTAGAACCGTTTTGGCGTAGCGGCTTTTATTCTCTTTGCTAACCTTGGCTTCGATGTTTTGCTCGATATCCATGAGCATTTGATTGGTCATTTTGCCTGCTGGCTTATCTGTAGAGGGTTGAGCTGGTAATGTAGCCATTATCTTATGCCATTGATGGTGCAGAGATTAAAGAAGGAACGGTATTAAGGTTTTGAATCTGCTGATTTTTAATACCCTGTTCGTATTCAAATTTCTTTTGAGCATTTGCATTTGCTTGATTTGCTGACATAGCCTTAGCGCCACCGCTGACAACTGTACCACCTGCGATGATCCAGTCTTTCGGAGTCATATCGGTCATTAGTGTAGTGAAGAATCCACCACTGCCTGCGCTTGCTGTTTTTGCTATTGTACCAGCAGCTTCCGCGCCTACTTGGCTAAATACCGGATTAATTGCATTAGCGCCTATTTGATTAGCTAACATTCCTTGTGATCCATTTGCTACTTGACCAACTGACGCGAAATTAGGATTCATTACATTAGAACTTACATTAGCTAAATTTGAAGTTGCGCCACCTGCTTGTGTCGCTATGTTTCCACCTGCCGCAGGCATAACATCCCCAGCGGTTGGTAACAAATTTCCAGCTTGCGCAGTTATTGAACTTAATGCCCCTGTTGACGCATTAGCTGCCGCATTAGCCGCATTCATGCTTTCAATACCTGCTGTACCCATTGCAAACTCACCACCGGCTGCAAGTGAAGCCACGCCACCGATTGCCATTGATCCTACGCCACCGGCTAACCCAACAATTGCTCCTAACTTCATTAAATTTTTGTCGCCTGTAATCATACCGGTCACGGTCATTGCAACACCGACATACATTGCCGCTACAGCCGCTAAGTTAATGACTGCCACTGTAGTAGCAAGAACACCGGATGCAGCGCCTACAGCTGCAAAAGCGCCTGCGATTGGTGCAAAAGGCATTTCTTTCCGATTAAAAGGAGGGAGATGCGGATTGCCGATTGGCATACCCATTTGATCCATTTGTTTGCGAGAGAACATCTCACCTGCTATAAAAGAATTTTGTCTAATTGTCATAACGTCCTCACGACGATGAAGTGATAAAGATTTTGCGCGATTGTATCATATCAATACTATAATAGAACTAGTCACATAAAAAGGAGGTGATGATCATGGCTATGAAAAAAGGTAAAGGCGGTAAAGGTGGTGGCGGTAAAAAATGCTAATAGTAATTAGCAGGTAAAATATTTTATTTGTTTTAAGTTAGAGAGCCTTGCAGGATTTAAAACCTGTGAGGCTTTTTTGTGCCTGCTGATTTGTGCCGCAGAGGATGCTAGGAATGAAGGCTGCCGGCAATGATTGCGGAGGAGCTGAAATGAGAACGAGTATCATTTGCAATTGGTTTTCTTCAATTAAATCAACATTTTAGCAAAATCGCTTATTAATTTTACGCTAAACAATATTATTAAAACTAATTAACTAAAATAATATTGTTGATTAATAAAATTAGATGAAATATTCTATAGTCCAGCCCAGCGCTGCGCGCCTTACGCTTTTTAATTTAACCGGAGATACACCATGAAACAAGTAACAGAATTACAATACGCCATGCTTTGCAAAATCATTGAAGACGACTTCACGCCCTCAAATGGTAACACCGTCGAAGCGCTTGAAGAAGGCTCAGAAGGTTGCTGCACTTATGTAAATACTATTATTGAAACCGCGCAGGATCGCGGCACAGCCACTTCATTAATGAATGCCAAATTAATTGATCGGCACAATAGTGGAACACGCGAGGATTGCGTGTGGTTAACAGAAGAAGCAGTGGATATCATGCGAGTTAGCTATAAACATAATGCAAGATTTTTAAATAATTAATATTTTTAGCGCGGTGTAACAGCCGCGCCTTTTAGCCTAACTGGAGATACATTATGAAAGCATTATATGTAGTAGCAACAAAAGACGTTGACGGCATCGACACCCGTAAATACAAAACTTACAAAGGCGCTGCAAAGCGCTTTCAAGAAATGGCAGGATATCCTTTAAGAAAAGGTTTGACGGTTTATCAAAGTATCAGCGACTTTGGTTGCGTGGTTACTTTTTGGGTAATTGATGGCGCACCTGTTCCAGCTTACACAGCACCTGTTGAAGTTAAAACAAATGATGATGCTGATTATTTTTATGACTGTGATACACGCCAAGAATATATCGGTATTCCACACGCTAGTGATTGCATTTAACATTTAACTTTTAACCAAACTGGAGATACGACCATGAGCGATACATTTTTTATCAGCACTAAAGAAATTTTTAATGAATTAGCGCCCACCGACAAATGGGAAATTGTGCAAGAGCTTGCACAGGCAATCATTGATGACCAGTGGGTATCAATCCGAGGTGAGATGATTGAAGAAATGGATGGGGACTTTTACCCAGTTCTATACGGTGTTTACCGCCTAAAGTTTGGCGAAGTTTGTAATTACAGAGACGGAGGAGGTATCTGGGATTATGAAAAACCTGTCTCTCTTTTGAATACTTTTACTGCAAATTTAGCAGAAATAGAAGAACTATATAAAGCAATAAATAAATAGTTCAGCGTGTAAAGGCTTACACCTTTAAGCCTTTATGCAGTGTGCTATTACACTAACTAAACCGGAGAATACAAAATGTTTAAACTTCATATGACAATGGGATCAGCAAAGATGGAGCATATTCCGTCTTTTAACACTCCTGCCTCTAGTAATCCTTTCTGCCTCAAAATGAATGGATCAAACGACAAATCACTGATTTGCACTAGATGTTATTCGATTACTACAGAAAAGCGTTATCCAACATTGGTAAAAGCATTAGAACGTAATGCTGACCTTTATAAACGTATTTTATTAGATACCGAGTTACCGAAATTAAATTTTGCCATTGCAAGATTTAATTCATTTGGTGAAGTACACAATGAAATTCACATCCTCAATTACTTCAACCTCGCGCGTAAAAACCCCGAAACCACATTCGGCTTTTGGACTAAACGCAAAGACCTAATCAAAGCAGTTTTAGCGATGGTATCTAAACCTGCTAACGTGATTTTAATCCACAGCAGTACAAAAATGAACAAAATTGACCGCCTGCCTGCCGGCTACGACAAAGTATTCACAACACACAAAAAGTCAGAGTTAAGCGCTAACGTCACTATCAATTGTCATCAAAAATGCAATGATTGCCGTTTGTGCTACAGCCACAACGACACAATTTTTATTAACGAAATTGCAAAATAACTGGAGATATAAAATGAAACTCAATAAAACTTATCAGCAAACACTTGGGGCACGTCGCCAAACAACAGTGATCCATTCTTCTTGGAGTGTATTCTATAAAGGCGAGTTCATTTGTGGCGCTGTCTACAATGGCGAAAGCATCATGTCCGTTTGCTTTCCGTGCGGCTTAGTAGCATTAACCAAATCAAAAAACATTGCTAAAAAGCACATTCGTGATTACAAAGCAGGGAGACTACAATCATGAAAATGAAATTAGCGCATTACAACATGATGAAGGATGCTATCAAAGCATTGCCACGCGATGAGATGTTAGCATTCAAAGCAAACGATCTTGGAAAGAATAAAGAAAAATTTTTCATATGGGGATTGTTTAAAGCAGCTAAGTTACATTTTACCGCTACTGATTTTCTTTATCAGTATCTTGACGATACTCACATTGAAACAGCGCTTAGACGTATTGCCAAAGAACTAGATTATATTTAACCGGAGAAAATAACATGAGCGAAAAATTATGGACGTATGAAGACTTTGTAACCTCGATGACTTTAGAAGATATTCAAGGTTGGGCATACGAAGGTGTCAGCCTTCGCGAACTTTACAAAGACTATTTAGAACTACAACAGGAAACACTTTATTTCCCAGAGTGGGCGCAATAGGCATTTTTAGCGCTGTGTAACAACAGCGCCTTTTAACTAAACCGGAGAAAACAAAATGAGAAATTTAACTTGGAACGACTTAAACAAAATTGGAACACAGGACAACGGCAGACGCTGGTATCCGATTGAAGAATTCAGAGAATACTTTGACAAGTACAGAACTCCTTCCCGTGCTTTTCCCTTTAGCTATGCTAAAGCGGCAATGACCAAGAAATTCGCAAAATGGTGTGAAGAAAACCGCCCCGACTTTGCGCAAAAAATAGGTAATTGATAGTTCAGCGTGTAGCGCCTTAGTTAATAAGGTGCTATGCAGTGCGCTATTGCACTAATTAAACCGGAGATATAAAAATGAATACATTTTACGACGTAGTAGTTGGATCAATCCTTACAACAATTTTTACTGTTGTGTTTGTTGCAGAGCTGATTGTGTTGTGGGGAGAATAAGCCATGATTAGTCACGCTGATTTTATGAAACAAACAGACCCTGCCACCATTTCGCAATATTTTGTGAATGGTGAATACCATCGGCAATTATCGCTTGATATTGCTCGTATGGAGTACCTTAAAATTTATTTGTGGGCAACTTACACGCCACCAACTGAAAAATCGACACGCAATCCGATGTCTTACACTGAAGTAGAAATTGCAGAAATGTTTAAAATCTTTGAAGAAACTGGAGAATAACCATGTCATCATTTGAACTTGATATCAATCATGAATTTTCGGCTAAATGCCGTGCCTGCTTTCCAAATTTACGTTATCGGATGACTTTATCGATTGGCGATTGGAATAAGGTATATGGTTCAAAAACTGATTACTTTACGGTAGATGGTAAAAAGATAGGTTTTAAAATTGTGCGCCATTATGACCGTAAAGGATTGCCAATTTATAACGATAAACAACGCATTTATATTTACACTGGAGAATAAAAATGGTGATGACATATAAACAATACATCCAATCGCTACCTAGTGAATACCTTCAAATGCTTTACGATGAAGACGTTCACTTGTTCCAAGCATACAAAGAATACGTTACCGCATGGAAATCACTCGAAGCAGAGTACGGGGAGATTAAAAATGCTGTTCACTAAAAAGGCAATGAAAGTAAAAGTTCCTAAAGCCTTAAAAGTTTCACGCGGTAGACCTAAAATTGATCCGCGTAAAAAATCAAGACATTATCAATTATCAATACAGGGAGATTTAATTGATTTTCTTGAAAGCGCTGGACTTAAATCAAAATCGGCTTTTGTGAGTTTAGCAATTCGTACAATGATGGAATTTAAAAAGTACCGTTCACTGCCTTATGATAAATGCCTTGATTGTGGGTGTGATATGACAGCGCCACTCAATCCAATGGACGGTGCAAAAACATACGTTGACGAAGATGGTAAAGTCTTAGATGTTTTTGTTCAGTGCGAAGGTTGTGGTGGTCGTGCTGGACATAGGCAATATGATCCACGAAACCATGGACTCGAATCAGAATAAAATATTAGCCGGTTAATTACCGGCTTTTTTGTCTGCGACAAAGCGACAGAGTGGACATAGTTTTTCCCATTTATATATATATTATAAATCAATACAAAAAAGGCTATATTTCTATTAATTAATCTCTATACCAATTATTACTAAAACTATGTCTACTATGTCGCAGATAGTATAAGAATGTAGTATTTATAAGGGTTTGAAGGTGCGACATAGTGATTTTTAAACTGTGTCGCAAATACATAGTTACTGTGTCGCAGATAAAATTTAGCGTTTTTTATCTGCGACACAGTTAAAAGTTTAAATTCCGTAATGTTCCTTAACTTTTTTGATAACTTCATTTTCGTCTAACGTGCTTCTACGCCAAATCGTGTGTTTTTTCCGCCCTCCATCGCTTGTCGGTACATCGATTCTCTTGTGAACTTTCTCATAGCCAATCTGTAAAAGTATCCGAGTTAGTGCTGACGTTTTCGGGAGCTTTAAAACTGAAGGCTCAAACTCCTCAAAATTAAGTTTACCGAGTAGCGTAATATCGACTATGTTTTCGTTAATGACTTCACAATGGTAATGTGCAATCAAATCTTTTACTTCTTCAAATTCATGCGATACAGAATACCCTATCATCTTTTCACGCGACAAGGTTTTAGGCGCTCGACCTTTCGCTGAAAAATCCGCGCTTATCACCCGATTCATAAAGTAGTGGCAAAGTGCATCCATCCGTCGATCAGTTTCTGAAAACAGTTTCTCAAAATACCTGTTAGTTTCTTGCTCACCACCAAGTAGTGCAAACAAGTGTTCTTCAGATTGACAGCGACTATACAAAACGCAGTAACGTCTATCACCATTGGTAATCGGCAGTGCATCTTGATAATTGGTCAAAAGAAAATACGACGTGAAATTCGGAACAGTCCTAGAGTTAGAAAACTTTTCCTCAATCTGTATCGTTTCGTTTGTAATGTATGGTTTCATTGTATCGATAATCGACCAGCGGTTATCGCCTGATAGCCGTATCTCCTCAACGATATTCAGCACTGAACCATACGCCCATCCCGAAAACGTCCCCTTCGTAAATTGCTTCGGATCGAGTTGCGTGGCATTCGACCCAAGTATCCCCTGCAAAATGCGAGTAAAGTATGTTTTACCGCCACCTTGCGTACCCTGCAAAAGTACCGCCCAATTCACTTTACTACCAATGTTTTGTACAACATGGCACATCCAGTCCAGCAGTATCCCCCTTTCTTTAGTTTCAACCAGCGTAAATTCCAAGTGCTTGAGCATCATATCTACAACAAGCAACCCATCGGCATCCATCGCTTCACATGGCAACACACCGCGCTTCTTATATGAGTTCACATAGCGCAGTCCATCGTTATCATTAACGAAAATCCCATCGTTCTTACTCGCCCAGTACATAGTATCGATGACTGTATCCATTTTCCAATCAACCAGCGCCATCGACGATGCTGATCTTTCCGCTGCGACGCACTCATCCATGCGATCAAACTCCGCGTTGAAGGCTTCGCGCTTGATAGAGTAGCCGTACTTCAAGTTATGAAACTCCATTGGTCGTTGTACATAAACCCAGTTACTCAACCAAGACGGCATCTCCTCCGCTACCAGTCCGCCCTTCTTTGGTGGGCAAAGCTCACGAACGATAGCCGACTTCGTCATCCCCTCACCTTTACCCCATCGGTCATAAATGTCCTGTGCGATTTGCTGACGCTTGGTTAATGTCACAGTGCTGAGTGGTAATTTCCGCAACTTATTGCGCACATCCTCATATGCACGATCATTATCAACCGACAGACCTTCCGACCCAGTGACAAAGATTTCTTTCACCTGCTTCTCGACAATCTCCCCAACACTTACCCCACTGTCCTTGACCATCTTAATCACTGTGGCAAACGTCAACGGGCGCACTTTCTTTTCCGTCTTAAATGATTGCCATTTGCGGTCAATATCTGCCGCGTTAAACTTATCCGAGTTAGCAGACCAGTGAAGCCAAAGAAGTTTACCCTCATCCGATCCTCTATATTGATGATGCAATGCCTGCCCGACGGTAATCCACGTCGAGTAATCACCTGCCGCTTCAACCAGCGCATCGAGATACGCATCAACCAGTGTATCACTGACATCAATGGGTTCATGCGCGAGTGCAAGCGAGAGTCCCTGCATATCATCCGCGTCATCATCCGTGCCATCTACATCGAATTCAACTGTCAAGTAATCCTTGACAGTTCCCTGCACCAGCTTTTCAACAGGAAAGGCAAGCGCTACATCCACATCGACCTCATCTCCTTCCATTACCATCACAAAAGACGACTCAATCGAATCAGCACTAACGCTTGGCATATACATAAACTGAGCAGGCTTAAATGCACTATCATCAATAATAAAACTGCTAAACTCCGACGCGAACCAGTGCATCACGGCAACATACTCCTCCGCGCTAACCTCCCGTGACAGCGGTAACACTATACGAAAGCGATTAGCGTTATCTGTACTACGCCATGTTGAGTACGCCACCAGCGCAAAGCCTGTCATCTCCAGCTCGAACTCAATCTCTCCTTTGCTCATTGCGCATTCATCAACGTCAATGGTCAAAAGCGAACGCCCAAGCAGGTTCTCCGTGTTGCGATAACCACCACTGAACCCACCGCCACAAAACCAGCCTTCCTGCTCTTTGGTCTTTGCAACTTTGTGCTTACCAAGTACCGTGCAAATTCGCTCCCATGTCACCTCGACATTGCGACAGACAGCGCTGTTCTTATCCCCGCGACTTATGCGGTACGTTTTAGTAGACTCCACCATAAACAATCCTCGTTATCTTTTAATTATTGGTAAATCAACCGCCTTAATTGCCCCATCGGTTAATTGCTCAACCTGTATTGCCCTGTTTGCCGGTATCTTTCCTTCAGTTACCCAATACGACACCGCTGCTTTAGTCACACCCAACTTCTTTGCTAACACAACCTGCTCACCACCAAACCACTGCACCACATCATCAACGGTCACACCGTCATAAAATTCTTCATTTTCCATTTGCATCTCTTTGTGAGTTAAGTTAAGATTGACTCTCATTTTACAACAACAGAGGAAAAACACAATGAATGATTTAACAAACCTTACAAATGAAGATTTAGGTTTATTTATTAAACTATCTTTAACCCACGGAGTTAACACGCAATTCAGTTATGAACTTCTGCACACTGTAGCTGAAAGATTAATAGCTGAAGATGCAGACGACTATTTTGAATCAATATTTGACGATGGATACGAAGCCGGATATGAAAAATGTAAATTTGACATGGGTGAACACTTTGAAGATGTAGCAAAAACGCTAGATGAAATACTAACACCTGCAATTATTGAACAAGTAACCGAGCAAGTAACCGAGCAAGTAACCGAGCAAGTAAAACCTAAAGCAGTAAAGAAAAAAGAAAAGCCTGTAGAAGTAGAAGTGGAAGAACTCGCTGAAGAACCTATTGAAGAAGTAAAAGAACCCGAACTTCTCATAACATCAAAACTATTAAAAGAAATGGCGCTTGAACTGCGTCAACGCAACGCTGTTCCTAAAAAGACTGTCGTAGATAAGTTAACTGAACTGGGTGCATCTAGCACAATGACTCTTGCACCCAAACATTACGTTGAATTTTATAACTTCTTGGAGAGCTTCAATGTCTAATATCGTATTGACTGTAACTGAAAGAACTGATCTTTTGGATGCTATATGCAAAATTGACCCTATTCTTAAATCAGTGGCACATGAGGAAAGTAAACGTAAATTAGATGAATTACAAGATATGTTGGGATCAAAGGTTGCGTGTTCAGTGGACACTGAAAAGTATGTAAAAGATTTAGATTTTTATATTGGCGAAGAATATTGTGGCGATTGGCATGCCGCTATGATAGACGAAGAAGATGGATGGGAAATTCCGACTATTGCTGATTTAATAAAAATAAGCGAATGTATTGATAATCCACTTATGTACACGGTTGATGAACTTTACTGGTCAAATGAAAACTATTGCAAAACAAAAGCAACCGCTTACTTTTTTTATAATGATGACATTGCAACTGTATCTAAAAAACAAATTCATTATTTTGTTTACATTTCACGCAAAGGTAAAACCAATGTCTAATGAAGAAGTACCTAAACACTCTTTACTGAGCGCAAGTGGTAGTGCTACTTGGCTATATTGCTCCGGTAGCGTCGCAGCGCAAAAGCCTTATAAGGAATCCCGTAGCGCATTTGCGGACGAAGGTACGGCAGCGCATGAGCTTGCAGAGATATGCTTGAAAGGTGATCTCAATCCGTTTGATTTTGAAGGTAAGCAATTACCCGAAACAAACTGGATAACAGTAGATAAAGCCATGTGCCATCATGTAAATGATTATATGGACTTCATTGCCGAACACAAAGGTCATAAAATCTATGAGCAGAAACTCGACTACAGCGAGTACGCGCAGGACGGGTTTGGTACAGCCGATTGCATCATTCTAAATGACGATAACGTAACAATTATCGACTTGAAGTACGGTAAAGGTGTGAAAGTCTATGCTGATACTACGCAAACTAAAATCTACGCGCTAGGAGTCTATAGCGAGTTCGGTATGCTTGAAGATATCAAGACCATCACAATGGTTATCTACCAACCGCGACTAGACCACATTGATGAGCTGACAATAAGCATTGAGGAGTTACTAGCATTTGGTGAGTGGGTAAAAGAGCGAGCAGAATTGGCTATGCAGGAAAACGCCCCGCTGACTGCTGGTGGGAAGCAATGTCAATGGTGTAAGCACAAGGCACGATGCCCAGAGCTTATGCGCTACACAGAAAATGCCATTCAAAACGAGTTTGGTTTTTTCGACGAGCTGCCAAGTGTAAACAGGTTATCCGACGCAGAGCTTAACCTTGCACTGAGTAGCGCGACATTGATTAAATCATGGCTGAGTGCCATTGAAGAACACGTCAGAGAGCGCTTAGAATCGGGCAATGGGTTTACCGGCTACAAACTTGTTGAAGGTCGCAGTTCACGCGATTGGGCAAATATTGATGAGGCAGAAAGTGCGTTACGAATTGATCATACTGATGAGGAACTTTACGAAATGAATTTTATTTCAGTGGCTAAATTTGAAAAGTTAGTAGGCAAGAAAAACATAAAAGACTTTGAAAATCTGATAGTTAAAAAATCGGGCAAACCAACCGTTGTGCCAGAAAGTGACCCCAGAAAATCTTTGTCAGTTTCTGCAAATGATTTTTCTGAATTTGACGATTGACAGATGCACTAAATCAATCTAAACTTAACTCAACTTATCTCTCCGGTTAAGTTAAAACGAGGATGGGAAATCACTTAATTGGCGATTTATCAATAACCCATCCTCACCTAATCCCAAAACCATAATGCTATAAGCAAGAAGGCTAAAATGTCAGAAACATTAATTAAATTAGGCGATGTTCGTTTATCATTTCCTGCTCTTTTCAAAAAAGCAGTATTTGAAAATGTAGAAACAAAATATGAAGCCACTGTCTTAATGCTAAAAGGCAGTAACAATCACAAAATTACCCAAGCAGCAATTGATAAGTTCATTGCACAAACATTTAAAGACGGTGCGCCCAAAGGTCTTAAAATAACTTGCTTCCAAGACGGTAACACTAAAGACTATGATGGATATGAAAACATGATGGCGCTTAAAGGTTCATCAAACAAACGTATCCCAGTTTTTGATAAGGATCGCGCTCCAATTACCGAAGAAGATGATAAGGTTTATGCAGGATGTTATGTCAATGCTATTTTTGACTTCTGGTATTCATCTCATCCCAAAGGCGGTAAACAAATTCTTGCCAATCTCCTTGGTGTTCAATTCAAGAGAGATGGCGAAACCTTCTCCGATGCTAAAGTTGCAAGCGCTGATGCGTTTGACGACGAATCAGAAGAAGATGATTTTTAAATACTCTGTGTCCTCAGTGTGGTGAAAAGACGATTGGATTAACATCGTAAAAGTTAATTGACAGCCGGAAAGACGGCACTATGAAGTCATAACAGACTGGCTCTAAGGTGGTCGCGATCATTAACGTGATGATGTTAACGCTCTATGGTGTAAGTCCTCACCTGTTATGACTTGATAGTTAATGCGTAGGCTGATACGCAGCGGTAATGGCACGTCGGTGCAAATAGGAAACTTGGGAGTGGTTGAAAGTACACCACCAA